CTGCGTCTCGGATGTTGATATTTGAACTGCCTTTAATACCAGTAGAATATTTAAAAGGTATTAATCCATCATCAATATTTTTATATCTTTCTGTTCTTGTGATATTACCCGCTAAATTTCTTCTTGTTCTTGTCTCATCTGAAGCTTTTGACTCATAAGACTTAGAGCTTGCTTCTGCGACCATAAGAGGTTGAATATCGTTATTTTTAACGTTTTTTGTTTTATTTTGATTTTTTTTAGACATTTGTTTAAATTATTACACTTTATGTAATCATTATAGGCGAAAAAGTTGGAATTTCTAATATTTCTGGCTGAGACATAATATCATTATAGCATTTATAGCCCCAATTTGCAAGCATTAAAGCTGAATAATTATCTTTTCTGGCCTTATTTGCAGAAGCACTTCTTTTTAAATGTTGAGGTAAATCGAAGTTTTGATTACCACGACTAGTAGATGTATATTCAACTAAAGCACATTGTTTCTTGGTTTGATATATAAAATCATCTTGATTTTCTATAAAATCTAAAGTTGTCCAATCTTTCTTATCTTCTGTGCGGATTAAACTTAAATTAGCATTACTATTCATAACTTTATTGAAGAAGTCTTCATTACCACCAGTATTAGAAGCAAACCAAATTTTTTTATAATCAATACATGCTTGAAGATATTCGTTACCTTTTCTAATAAAATTACTAGTAAATACTTGATTTATAGCTATCCTTTGATCTTGTAAATTATATTTATTCCTAATATCTCGTACCATTAAATCATAATCTAGACCCTCTAAATCTGAATTAAAATCTAATAATTTAATATTTAATTTATCCTTTTTAAATAACTCTGATTCATTACAGCTAGATAAGAATACATCTGAACCCGCATTGTCAAGTATAATAAATATAATATTAAAATGTGTCATTATATAATGAAAATATGCAACGTGATTTTTTAAATTACCTAAACCAGCATAAGTATGTACTAAACTAGACGTTTTTGTTTCTTCATCTATTTCTAATACTGCCATAGCAAAATAATCTGCATTTGGACTATCGCTCATATTAGGATCTATTCCAAGAACATATTTTTTATTTGATTCACCTTTTAAAAGAGTATGAGGTTTTTCTCCTAATTTCAAAGTGCATTCTTCCATCTTTTTTGCATTAAAATAACTATCACTGCCATCTGTAAATCGAGCGCAATATTCTCGAAGAAAACTGCTATGACTTGATCCGCCAGCTTGAGCTTCTTCAATAATTGTTTTATCGATCATTTCTTCTGGCAAAGCTTCATAGCTTAATTGACTTACAAAGTATTTTGCTTCGCCTTGTTCTTTTTCTAAAATTTTTGTACACCATTCAGAATATGTTTTATAAAGGTTTTCAAAAGTATAACTAGCAGAAGATAATGCTACCATTTTACTTGTATTTTCAAATACCATTCTATCTTCTTCTTTCATTAGCCCTTCTTCAATTAGTTTATCTTCAAATTCTCGTATCTCCATTCTCTCTTTAATGTTTTGTGGAGCTACTAGAAACGGCATCAATACATTTTTAATAATTTCCTCTGGAAGTAAAAGAAACTCGTCAAGCACAAGGATATTAGCGCGAAATCCTCGAATCTTTTCTCCGTTTAGAGGAATAGCCACTATACTTCCACCATTAATTTGCCATTCAAATTGATCATTACGCTTTGCTTTTGCGCCAAAACATTGAGCTAATAACTCTGCTCCAGAGCTTTCGACTATTTTTTCTAAATTATTAAAAATAAATCTAGCAGTTCTAAATGTTGGACCAGCTATAAGAATTTTAGTATTTGGTTCAAATACGCATTGAAGAAAGCAAAATACTGCAGCGATAAATGACTTACCACAACCACGACCAAAGACACACATGTTAAAATTTCTATTCATTAAAGCTTTAAGATGAATTTCTTGATAAGCCGCAAGTTTTACTCCACTAATAAGTTCTGTTGTAAACCCAAGATTTGCTCTAAGAAATTTTGCTAAACTAATTTTTGCCTCTTTGTCATTAAGATAACCCTTAAGCTCTGCTAATTCAGCATTAACATCTTTAACTTCTCTAATATATTTATCTGGACAGTATATCATAATAGTTTCATATCATAAGCTAATTGAAGGTCTATTTTACTATAAAAACATTCACTTGCAAATATAGATTCAATTGCTCTTTTCATTTCTTCTCTACCATCCACAAACAAAAATTGTAGATTACTATACTCTTGAATAAGAGATCTTACATTATGAAAGATATACTCTGGAGTAGCTTTAATCTTTTTGCTTATATAAGGAAGATATTGGAAACTTAAAGCGTTAGATAGTTTTTCCTCTACAATAACTATAAGATTGCAGTTGTTTTTTCTAGACTTATCTATCTCATTTTTAAATCTATCAAAATTACCCGCGCTTAAAGTACTTATAAAATCACTTAAGCTTTTTCTTTCTATATAACAACCGCAATTATCATTACTACAAGCATAGTCTCCAAAAGATAAAGTCTTAATTTCAAATGGAACATTAAACTTGAGCCAATTTTGTTCTCTCGTATCTACATAAATGGTATCTCGTGAAGATAATTTATTTTCAAATTGATCTGTTATTGCGTTTGGGTGAATGTATTTATTCTCTAATCCTATTTCTGAGCATAGCTGATAATAATCATTGAATATTTGATTATAAGAAATAATAGATGGACTCATTATTGTCCTGAGTTCTATTTGTGTTGGAGAATATATTAGATTCTTTTCGTCTTTTCTTTTGATTAAAAGATTTCTACAATACTCTTGAGCTTGATCTGATGGCTGTTGCTTTAGCCATTTCTTCATATTATTCTTGTCGTTAAAATCGCTATTTAAATACTGTTCTTTAGTTTTAAAATTTATTGTTTCGCCAGTCAGTAAATCTTTTTTAGGAAAATAAGTATGATAGTATTTTTCTTTATTTAAACCATATCCACGAAGAGCAAGATGAAGACTTTTTTCATCTTTGAACTCTTTACCATCTACTTTGCATATTACGCTCATCCATTTAAAATCTCATCTCTAGAGATTCCTAATATCTTGCATTTTATTTCTTCCATTGTAGACAATCTATCTATCTCTTTCTCAATAGTTTTTTTTCTCATTTCGGCCATCTTTAAAAGTTTAGCTCTACTCTCTTCTTCTTTCCACATCTGAACAAGATTTATAACTGATGCAGTTTCTTTAACTTGCTTGCTTAATTTATCGCTACGTTTTACTTTAAGATCATTGTTTAATTTTTGTTGACGATTTACGCAATCATTGTATTCTTTTCTAGCTGTACTACTAGCTTCTACGACGGCCATTGGTATTTTTCCATCTTCTTGCATAGAAAGTTCAATTTGATTTTGAAGTACATTAATCGTTTGTTGAATGTTCGAAGATATAACTACCTCTGTGCAGAGTACGATATATTGATCTACTTCTTCTTGAGAAAGATCACCTTTATCAAAAGTATATCTAACGAAACTACTTTCAAAAAGCTCCCTATCAGCTTCATTATCATAAATATTCATCTGGTGAATAAATCTATGAGTATTCATATAACTAATAAGAGAATTAATTTCTTTTTTATGTTTATGAGTAAGTTTATTTTTGTCAATACCATCTAAAACATATTTATTAATTTTAACTATCATTCTTTCTTCACTACGAGGAGGTTTATATCCTTCTGTGGCTGCGTTTTCATTTTCTGTGTTATTAAATTTTATATTGCTAGGAATGTTTTTCATATATTCCAAAACACTTCTAGTTTCTTGACATAAATTAGTTAAAGATTCATTTTTAAATAATATCTTTGCCATTTCAAGTCCTGTCATTGTGTGGCAATTATTACTGATATATTCTTTTTGCTCTATCGATAATTCAAGAAGACCCTTAGCTTGATATTCGTGACTTTTCTTAGGTTTGATTTGTCTGCTGGCTAAGAAATTTTTAACAGCTTTTCCTTCTTTACTTCTGCCATCTAAGTCATCTCTTCCAAAGGCTAATTGAACTAATTCAACTAATGATGGCGGATTATCTGTTCGACTATTCCATTCGTTTAATAGTTTTAATTGTTGTTCTTCTGTTAAAATTGGAATATCTTCGCTCATGATATATCAATATCTCCATTATACAAATGTTTTTTAACTTTTGTTATGATTGCTTTTTTAATATTTTTAATTTGCTTATATCCTGCCATTCTATTTTTTTCTGTAGTTTTATATCCCATTAATTTTGCTGTTTGTTCTTCATTTTTATTTTCTATATAAAGATAAGTATATACTTTCCATTCTATAGGTTTAAGAACTTGTTCCATTTTCTTATGAGTATTTGCAACGCTTTGTTCGATATTAAAATTTTCATTAGGGATTTCGTGTATTTCTTGAACATGATTTTCTAGACTTAGAGTTAGTTTAGTATCATGAGCATTCTTTTTACTTTTTGACCAATTTGCATAAAGAGGACAATTAGCGCATTGTTTTTGATAAATTGCACAGCCATCATCTGCTTCTGCTGCAGAACATTTAAGGCAAGGTCTAGTATAGTTGCTATAATTGTTTCGTATTAAATTTTTAATTTGATTACTTATAATACGATTAACCCAAGGAGCTAATGGTTTTGTTGGATTATATAAATGCCATTTTCTATAGATATGGAATCTTAAAATTTGAGAAACATCTGCAAAATCCATCCAAGCAATAGCAGTTAAATTCCACTTATTTTTTCTTTTTAAAATTTCAGTGTTTATTTCGTCAATTCTCTCTTCGAACTTTGTTTTCTTAGCCATCTATTTCTTTCCTATTTTTCATATAAGATGGTCTTAATGTTCCAGCTTCAGCTTTAAATTGATTTAAGAATTCTGAATTTTTTTGTTTATTCTTTTTTGCTGCAGCTTTACTCTTTTTTGTTTTGCTAGGTTTAATGTTTTCGCTACTAGAAAAAGCTTCTTCTGGAAGATTTGAAATTATGTCTCCCATTCTAATTTTAGTGGGTCTTATTTCGCTTATTTCAATATCAATTTTATTTATATTTGGTACGTAATTAATATTATCCGAATCTTCATTATCGTAATCATAATCTTCTTCTATATTTGATTTAACTTGTTTTTGAATATTTTGAGGTTTTGTAAATGTTGGTTTTTCCATTTGCACTTTATTAACTACAATAGTTTTATCAAATGATTTTCCACATGAACTGCAAAATTTAGGTTTTAAGTTGGTATACGAAGTTGGAGATCCACAATCTTGACAATATATCTTTAACATAATATATATTATACTATATATATTAATAAAATTCAAAACATTATTAATCTAGTTCTTCAAATTTTTCTATGATATAAGCTAAGATATCATTTCTCATAATATCTTCTCGTCCAAATTTAAATGTGCATATGCCCTTATCTTTGCTTTTCTTATCGTCAAAAAGGTTGTATATTCTATCAAATCCGCTATTTCTGATATCTGATTGTCTAATATCTCCAATTAATATTAATTTACTAAATTTGCCCATTCTTGTGGTGATTAACAATAAATCGTGAACACTTAAATTTTGGGCTTCGTCGCATATAATATAACTAGCATTAATGCTCAAACCGCGAAGAAATCCTACTGGCAATCCTTTTACACGTTCTTGTTTTAATAACATTTCTACTTGATTTTTAGGAAGTAATTCATGAAGTTTATCCATTAATGGTTGGAGATAAGGATCTAATTTGCTATGAAGATCGCCCTTAAGAAATCCTAGATTATGAGAGGAGCTTTCTACTGGATTACGAATATAAAATATCTCACCAATTTTTTTTTGATTTATAGCATTTAAAGCTGCGTATACGCTAAGAAGACTTTTCGCTGTTCCTGCTGGACCTTTACAAAAAACCATTTTAGTGTTTTTATCTTGAAGCAATTGAATAAACTTTTTTTGATTATCTGTCCATTGTAATTCGCGAATAGTTAAGAAGCCTTCAATTTTATCTCTTTGAGGAACAGGAGTTGACTTATCTTCTTTCTGTTTGTTCTTTTTAGACATTATACTTTACATAATTTATTACACGGTGTAATCTAAAATAGGAATATTAATGAGTTTTTTAAATAGTAACATACCTCCAATCGAATGCTTCGTGCGCGGGAATTTTCTTAGAAATCAAGAAGATAGTTTTGATAAAAAATATAAATGTTTGATTTTTGGTGTTACAAGCTTGCCTAGTCAAGTTCCCCTTTTTAATTTTCTTATGGAAGACGGTGGTATTTGGTGGCATGCTCCTATCAGTGCTTTTTGCTCTAAAGAAGACGCGCCAGATATGGAACTAACTGAGTTAGAGCTTTGGGATAGTTTTAGTTATAATATATCTGTAACAACTTTTTATTTATTAGAAAATAAAGTCGTAAAATACACTGGCAGAAGTGGAAAAGAATATCTTGGGCGTTATTTATTTACTTTTGATTGGGCGCACAGTGATTATAATGAATTAAATTTTGGATTTAGCGAAAAGCCAGATCAGCATAAAGCAGGTCATGTTATTAAACTTGATAATGGTAATTTTGCAATACAACCCAATAATAGAATTAGAGTATTTGATCCAAGTTTTGCAACAAAACCAAATGAATTAATATTGCAAAGAAAGATAAATTCTCATATTTATACTTCTGAAAACAGTCCAAAATGGATTACCGAAGATTCTGATAATTATGAATATGGTGTAAATAGTACAAATGGCTAGTAAAGATCTTTATTTAAAATATAGATTGGATGATAAACAAATTAAATAAACTTTGGAATTGGAAAACAAAAACATTATCTGTTGGGTTCGCTTTAATTGTATCTTGCATCGCCTGTTTAAAAATTGGTTTTGATCTTAAAAAAGATTATTCAATAACAAACTTACCTAATTCTTGTTTTGTGGATGCAATGATATATTCATCTAGATGTAATTTGCTTTTAAATTCA